ACCATTCTTCTGTTTGTACCATCGATAAAACCACCGTCTTTTTCTCCACCACCTGGATCAAACGGGTCGTTGTAGCCTACTTCAGCACCAGAACTATCTCTCTGTACGCCAGCTGCACCACTAGCATAAGCACTATCATCACCTCTAGAAAAACGGTCATAGGCTGATTCTATTGTAGCTAAGTCTTGTTGTCTTTGCTCTCTTTGTTCTTTTTTTAATTGAGCTTGAAACGCCTCTTCTTGTCTTTTCTTTTCTTGTTCCCTAAGTTCATTTCTCTCTTTTGTTTTTTGTAAATAGTATTGTTGTTTAGTTCTCATTAATTTAGTCATTGCATTTGCTCTTGCTACAGCTGCTGCATTTGTTCCTATATATTGTCCTGTAATAGGATCATAACTAAGTTCTTCATCATCGGTTATTCCAAACTGATCTTGATATTTATCTGTTAATCTTCCTGATAAAGAGTCACCGAGTTTTGTTGCTTCTATACCAACTCTTTCTGCATAGTTACCAAAACCAGACCTAACATTTAAACCAAACGGATCTTTAGATCCTCCTGTTGTATTATCACCAAATACTGTCGGGCCAGTATAACCCATGTTAGCTGCAATAAAAGCTTGATCAGGTCTACTTAAAGTTCCAAATTTATCAAACCTACTTAAAAATGCTGATACAATACCTGGTTGAAAACTTGGTTCTTGATAACCCTCAGCCATAATTTCATCTGCTGATTGCGGTGTTAAAAAATCCCGTACTTTACCAGCGAAAGTTTGTTCTTGAGGAATACCTATGTTTTCAGCTAAGATTGAACTTGCTTCAGTTGCTGGCAGATCTCTCATTGTTTTAAAACCTAAAAATCTGTCAGATGGATTATTAAGTCTGTTTTGTCTATCATCTACTGCTTTTTGAAAAGCAGTTGTTAGATCTGTTGCGGTTCCACTAAAAGGCACACCGCTTCCGCCTCCGCCACCGCCTTGATTTAAAACTGTATTTATACCTGTGGCTGCAGCAGCTCCACCCATATTTGTTGTTGTCGGTGGTGTATAAACACCATCACTAAACATTTCTTGTGGTTGAAAAAAGAAACCTTGATTATAGATGTCTTGATCTCTTTGATTATAAAAACTTGGTGCTGAAAATATTGACATAATTATATTTTTGAATCACCACCAATCGGCAATGACTCCACTGTTAGTTTTACACTTCTAGAGATATCTTCTCTTTTAGTATTTGTATCTGGGTTATTAACATCAGAATCTGCTTCTGCATCCGACATGTATTCTTGACCCGTCTTTAAATTTTTTAAGGTAACCTCACATTCTGGTGTAATAACCACTGTTGGTTTACCGTTTATCTCTCTTATCTCTTTTTTAGCTTTTGTTTCTATAAATGGCATTAGTCTCTATTAATCTCCAATATTGATACAATAACATGTAATTCATTTGCATCTGATGCTTGTGCCTTTAATACCTCATTTTCTTCTAAAATTAAAGGGTGAGTTAACAGCTCAGTTGTTGATTTTGAGGATATTGTTTTGTCTTTGAACAGACTAAATACTGCAGATGCAGCGTTTACTATAGTAAAAGTTATATCGCATCCTGATCCAGCGTCTTCCGATACTAATATACTTTTAATTATAGCTCTAGAACTTGAAGGTGTAGTATATATCACCGTATTATCTGTGGTAGTTAAATCTACTAATTCATTTTTATATATATTAGCCACTTATAAACCAAGAGAATCTCTCTTGCTCCTGTTTAACTTCGTCCAAAAATGTAGAATTTAATTGATCTTTCATTAATGTCAAAGCTCTGTTTATTTGTTTTTGGTTAGATACATTATAATCTTCTTTTGGTTCTGGTATTCTTATATTTATTTTAGCCATTATCTTCTACCATCCGGTTGTATATCTAATCTTAATGTTCCAAATCTCCATTTTTCACTAACAGCATCATTTTCTATTTTAATGTTTACAAAACGTCCTCTAGCTCTTGTATCTTTTTTATCTGTAGTAGGAGTCACTGTAAAAGGACTTAATGTTGTTGTGCTATCTGATTGTTGTGGATATCTTTTTATAGCTAGACTTATTTTTGAATTACCTTGTAAATCTTTAAAATCAGGTATGAATCTTCTAACAGCTAAAAAAACTTCACCAGCTATCGATGGTCCTTTAAAAGACCTCTGCTGCATATCAAAATCAAAAGACTTTATAAAAGATGTTACAATTGTAGTACTACCATCTTCATTAACTTGATCGGTCCCTGTTTCGTGTTCAAAGTATTTTGTTTGTCCTAAACCATCTTGACCTATGACCACAGGAAAAGTTCCGTTGGATGTGCTATCATATTTTGTAGCGTATGGTGTTGGGTATATGGTTGCATCCATCCAGCTAGTTCTTGCTTCTGTTCCTGTGTACCAAACTCCACCTGGAACTTTTGTTAATACGGATTCACCATAATTATATACAACATACTTATCATTAAAAGTTGAGTTAGATGATGGATAATACCAAATAACTTCTGTAAATAAATTATTTAATCCTGCAGCAACTTGTTGTCCTTTTGTAGTATCAAAATTATTAAATACAAAATCTTCAACAGAACATGGTAATGATTTGACCGTACCATCGAATAGGAAGAACCCATTTGGACTTAACCAGAATGCAGCTCCATCTATTTCAACAACTGCATTTTTACCTATTAATCCACAGTTTGTACCTACTTGTTCAAAACTAAATGTAAAAGGAGCACCAATAAACTTCATGGTATATAATGCATTATCTGTCCATATAAGAATAACTTCTTTTGCTTTTATAGCACCAACTATTTTTGTTCCATCTTGTAGTCTTTGTGTACCCGCTGAATTTGTTGCAGAGGGTGAATAAGTATTAATATTTTCTTGATCAGAAAATCTTATAAACATATCATCCTGTGTAGTTGTAGTGCCGATAGTTGTTTCTGTTCCAAGGTGAATTAAGTGTCTTGTTGTTGGTGATATTAATGTAACCCTTGATGCAGTCGGATTATTAGATGTTTCAAAACTAGATGTTGTTGTAGATGCTCTTGTAGTCAAAGGCGCTGCGGCCCCTGCGTTCCATGTAAAAGTTTTACCGTTTGCAATAGTTGCAATAAGCACTTGTCCAAAATTATCTAGACTCCATAGTCCTGGTTCTAATACAACAGTTGATGCATTAACTGCGCTACCAAAACCAGAAAAATTTGTAGCATTAGATACTGTAGCACCACTGCTGTGTGCCTGTCCATTTGATGTACCAATTGTTGCCGTTCCGTTTGTACCTCTGGTGATACCAGTTAAGTCATTAGAACTTATTCCTGTATAAGTTATTAGCTCGTTACCAACAGCTATGGTTCCACCACCTGTTGGAAAACCTGTAACCGATGTTAAAGTTATTGCCGTACCAGATCCTCCTGTACCAGCAGTATCTGCATTAAGCGCACCATTTAAAGTTGTTGTTGCAACCCCAGATACTGTTCCTCCAAAGTTACCAATACCAAAACCATATCCATAAGATTGTGCTGCAGGACCAACTGGCTCATAAGGTTTTATACTTATACTACCTCCAGTAGATACATTTCCTCCAGCGTTTGATGATTGTGTTATTGTAAAAGTATCTGATGTTGGAACTGTAGATACTTGAAAAACTTTATCTTCAAAATCAGAGGCAGAAAAACCTGTGCCACTTGGTAAAGTTACTGAATCTAATAATATTATATCTCCAGCTGCTAGACCATGTGATGCTTTTGTTATTGTACAAATAGGAGAAGCATTGACAGTTGCAATTGTTGCAGAGGTTAAAGTAGATTTTAAAGGTGTAACATCATGAAGTTGACCTTCAAAGTATACAAGTAAAAACTTATCTGTTCCAAGTGCAACATATCTGTTACCATCAAGGTCAACAAAAGAGTGTTGTTTTCTAACAACACCAACAATAGAATCAGAAACTAAAGAAGACCAACCACCTACTTTTTCTGGTAGACCATATCTAAATCTAACATTGTCAGAGTCTATCCATCTGTTCTCTGCACCTACCGTTGTGCTCTGCTTATCTATTCCAGGAGCAAAAGGAAACTCAACAAGAGCCATAATATTACTCCTATTGGTTAGTTGACTTCACTACCCAGCCAACAGTTACATTAGCATAAACAAGAGTTGATGCTTGACCATTAACATTTAAAACTAAGTTAGAAGTTCCCGCATTTATTTTGTGACTATTTCTATTTATTGTAAGATTGTTAGATCCAAAAAAATTACCACCATCTATAATTGTAACTTCATCTCCTGTAACAGCTGCTGCTGGAAGTGTAATAGTTATAGGGTTAGTGTTTGTTATTGCAAAAATTTGTTCTCCTGCAACCGCTGTATGAGCAGTAATAGTTGAAGAGTTTACTGTAAGGTAACCTTTATTTAATAAACCTAAGTTTACATTTGTTGCGTCTGAATATACTAATAAGTGTGCACCTGAAGGAACAGTGACCCCGGTCCCCGATACAGTTTTAATTGTTAAAGTTTTTGTAGATCCAGAACTTTCTCTTGTTGTAGCATCTTCAAAGACCATTATTCTTTCAGAACTATCAGGAATTGTAACTGTTCTGTTAGCTGCAAGGGTTCCTGTTAATTTAAAATATAAATTTTTACCACTAGATGTTGCTCCATTATCTAATGCAAGTGCCTGGTCAGATGAAGCTACATCTAAAGATAGATATCCACTAGATAATTGTTCTAATATCTGTAGATTAGTATTTGTTATAGTACCCCAAAGACCGGCTTTTTCACCGGTTGTGATAATCTCTAATTTTGAATTTGTTGAAAATGTTGATGCCATATTAAATCGGGTCTATTTCTACCCAAACACTATTATCTTTTGGATCTATTTCACTCCATGTTATTGCCGTAGCATCCTTGACTGTTATCGTCAAAGGTGTAGCGTCCGGCGTTACATTTGCTTTACCAATCAATGTAACACTTCCTGTGTTTAACGTCAATTGCTTTCCAGTTACAACCGCATTAGCCGCTGCATTAACTATTACGCTTCCTGCAGCTAAAGTTAGTCCGCTTCCTGCAATAGTTACATTAGCAGCCGCATTAATTATTACATTTTTTGTAGCTGCTGTTAAAGCATTACCTGATACATTAACAAGAGCACCAGCTAAAGTTGTTGCGTTACCTACAGATAACGTTAACGGATTACCTGTTACGTTAATTGAAACGTTAGGATCAAATATGGTGCTCGATATTGGAAGAGCAGATATAGCATCAAAACCGAGCATTTATTACGCTCCGTTAAGTTCGTTATATTTGTCTATAATTGTTTGTCTTGGAATCTCAGCTGTGCCTTCAGAAAACTCTATAACAAAATCATCTAAATTATGTCCTTGAATAGCGACTTTTGCGTCAGGATCAATTGCTTGAACTGCTTCTAATATTTTTAACATTGAAACGTACTCCATTATGCTGAAATCTCCATTAATGTTATTGTATGTGTTGGATTACTATCACCAACTTGTACATAACTATTCCCATTTCCAGTAACAGTAACTTTGTAAGTTGTTGCTGATGTGCTTGATGGACTATCTAAAAAAGAAATAGAACAACCACCAACTTTGTTAGTGTCAGCCGTATCAGTATCTGCACCTCTTTGCTCAAATGTAGCAAGATCCGTTGAGCCTCTAACTAGTTTAAGTACAACATATCCATTATTATCTTTTCCAACACCTTGAATATGAGCGTTAACTAAAACTTTATTGGAAGTAGATGCTGGAGTTATATTTGCAGTAAGACCAGTATCAGCTGTGCTACTATCTGTTAAAACAGTTTCGGCCGTGCTTGTTGCATTTATAACTTGTAAAACTTTACCAGGTGAAAAACTGGTTGCACCTGTACCACCGTTAGCCGTTGGCAATGTTCCTGTAACATTGCTTGCAAGGTTTACTGATTGATTTGGTCCTAGTCTAGTTAATGCCATAATTTATCCTATGTTGTAATTATTCTATACCCCATGAAATATGTTCTTGGTTCATAAGTTGTTATACTTCCACCACTATCTTGATAATAATAAACTGATACAACAGCTCCCACTGATAAATTTAATATTAGAGATGTAGATACTGTGTTATATCCACCACCACTAGGAACATTTAAATTACTATATCTGTCTGTTGAACCAGCCACACTAGGTGAAGATCCATCCACACGAATTGCTAAGTGTTGTCTATCAAAATTATTACTACCATCTCCAGTTGCCACAGCATGTAAAAAATAACGACCCGCTTTACCACTAGGGACTGTAAATTCATTTGATGCAAAACCACTATCTGTATCAAAATCTTCTGTATCAAAATTTAATTTAGTAAATGATTGATCTGATATTGATTGACCAGAAGTCTGACCAGCAAAAAACGCTGGAGTATTTAACTCACC